TATTCTGAGACGAAGTAATCATCACATAATTTCATCGCTCTCTTTACGATGACGCCCTCTGCTCCCTGCACAATGTAATTCACTCCAGCGTGAGCGGCTTTTTCTAACCGGCCTGTCCACACGTTGATCTGGTCGCGTAACTCTAAAGGATACCCTCCAACAGTCTCCACGTAGCCCCTTGCTTTAATCGTTTGCTTCGTCTGTTCGATGAAATCATGTGCGTTTGGGAAGAGCCGCAGTACAGTGTCCCAAAGACCCGGTATGCCAGCCGTCTGTTCGATCCTCTTCGGTGCTGCCCCAAAGATGAATCCAAAGTTGACGTTTTTTGCAATTCGTCGTTGAGCACTTGTAGGCTTTTCAGAATCCTTGACATCGAAGATTCGTCTAGCAACGTAATCGTGAGCGTCCCAGCCTTTGTCGAAGGCATCCATCATCTCCTGTTCTTGAGTTACGAAGGCAAAGATTCTCAGTTGCAACTGAGAGTAATCACAGTCCAACCACCAACGGCCTTTTTCTGGACCGAAACATGATCTCAAACTCGGGCTGTATTGCAGGTAGCGGGCAATGTCGGGAGCGTCTTCTTCGTAAGGGTTCCCCGCTTTGCTTATTTGTTGAATGTTGGGGTCGCTACTACTGCAACGTGTTGTACTGGTGCCTGTCTTGTTGAGGTTTGGGTGGAGTATTGAATGCGATTTGTTGGTGCGATAGGTGTTTAAGTATTGAAGTTTCTTGAGGTACTTTCTGTGGCTCAGTTCTACCCCTAAAAATTTGAACTTCCTTTTGTCCGTAGTTACCTGATCTCTCAATGCCAGCAAACTTGCTGCGTCTGTCTTAGGCGATTTCTTTTCTGTGTAAGCAACTGGTTCGAGATTCCAATCATCATACAACAGCCCTACGAGCGTGTGGTTAGTAACCTTATCTAAGCCCGATAACTCTAAAGATTTCTGGTGCAGAACACTGATCCAGTGTTCGCAGGATTCGATTGCTTCATTCAGTTCTCTTTCGTTTACGTGTACTCCGTCTTGCTGCATCTTGTAAGTTACGTGGCTGATATCTCGATTGATACTGAGAAGTCTCTCTAAGTCGTCTCCGTGACGCTCTGTAAGCAGCCCAAAGTACATCTGTGCTAATTCATGTGTGTTGACACAGTCAGCCTTTAAGTAACGAATGAGAACGCTTGCAAGTTCTCGCGGTGTCAATGAAGACCTGAGAGCAGATTTAACTCCATAGAGTATTGCTTTAGGCAGCCAGAAGTCCGATCTGTTTCTTTTACGGGTTGACGCGATCACTGCGGGATGCTGGCAGTCGTCGTCTGCAATGCTCCATCCCAACTTCAGTTGACGAACAAGGCTGCGGCACTTGTTCACAACTTTTATTAACTCGTCGTCTTCAGCGTACCCTCTACCTAAGTATTTGTCTGTCAGTTTGTCCAAGGCTAAATCATCGACGCTGCACCACAGGTGTGCTAATTCTGTCGTGTCGATCTTGTTTTCCCAAAAGGATGCGTACCTTGGCTCTTCTGGATCGTAGACTCCTGCTTCCACTAACGCACGTATGTCAAACCCTAAGTTATGACACACCAGTAAGTCAGCGGAAGTAACGCACTTTTTGATGCTGGGCATGAAACTGCCCTTGCGGCTGCGGGTGTAAGGGTCTACGTCAACAGTTTGGTGTTTGAAATTATTTCCATCGTATGCCCCTATAGCGAACGTTGTGGCACCTAAGTGAAAGTGTATTCCTGTAGTCTCAGTATCGACGGTCAGCATGTCGATCCTCGAAGTGGTAAGGGTTTAGAAAGAAGCAGCCGCCCACGAATGAGCGGCTGCTTTCAATCAGGGGTTAGTTCACTGGATCACTCTTCAGGCAAAGTCAGATCGTCGAACGGTACAGGTTTGTTGTAGACCTTACCGTCCCTTGAAAGAATGACAGTGCGATTTTCGTCGTCTGCATCGTGAACGGTAAAGGTTTGCAGTTTCTTTGCTCGTGGCGGTTTCCACTGAACTTCGTAACCTGTCCAGTCGGAAGGCGTGTATTCGCCCCCGTCGTCTTCACTGCCCTGAGGGTCGTCGTCCCAATCGTCACCGAAGGGAATGTCATCCTGATTTGCGTCGTCTTTTGACGCTTCCGCTTCTTCGTCTTCCCACTCGTTATCATCGTCGCTGTTATCTGACAAGTAACCAGATACTTCGTTGTTAGCGACTCCTACAACACTGAAGTTTACTCTGCCGTTCTTTCCCTTCTTCACACGCAACGTGAAATGACTTCCACGTAATCCCTCTGTCTGTTCATCAATCTGTTCGATGGTCAAGTTGGGTGTATCAACTCCCATCTTCTGCAGAGACACCATCAGGTCAGCCAGCTTATCGCTGTCGGGGTACTTTTCGTGATTGTTGAAGTAGTACATGAGGTCGATTGACTTACCGTCGTACTCGCCCTGACCACTGACAGATCCGTCTACACGAAACTGCAACACGGAATAATCTACCCCGTTCGCTGTTGCATTTCGCATCCCCATAAATCGACAAACATAATCGCCATCTGGCCCAACAAACTCACGGTTAGCGACCGAGGTTCGAGCAGTCTCTTCAGCAGCCCGCAAACGTGCGTTCTTCGCCATCAATTCCTTAAACTTCATACTTTTGCTCTTTCAAAAAGATCAGAAATTCAAAACACCAACTAAGTTCTTGTATGTCTCGGCGGCAGACTTGCCACACTTGACTTCGTCATGCTGAGGGTGGTTGCCCCAACTCTTTGCCATGTACCACTGTGAGGGCGATAATCCTACAAACCGATCTGCTCCCACCGTGGTCTTCTTTTTGCTCTTTTCATCAATGACCACACTGACGTTCCTACCGAGGTAGAAAATACCGTGCAGGTCTTTCTTCGTGAACTCCAGCACTTGCTTATGCAATGCTGGTCTCGCCATATCGAAGTTTTCTCCGATTGGATTGTCAACGGTCTTGAACGTGCTGTGAGCAAGCAAGATAACGTTGTAACCTCTGCGAACGATTTCCAAACAAGCCTGCATGAACTCTGCGGACCAGTAGTTTTCTGCAGCAATACGGTGTCCAGTATGGTAAGACTGGAAACCATCCTTACCCTTGCTATTGATATCACCGTTGTAATGCAGAGAAGCACAGTGCTGGAAGCAGAGTTCCTGCAAACCACTGACGCCGTCAACCACAAGCGTTTTACGGTCGTGCTTCTTCGTCGCAAATCGCTTCATCGTCTCCATACACTTTAGCCAACCGGGGTGTCCCCCGTGTGACGGAATGTTTTCTGGAGAGTACAGAGGCTCAAGATTAACGATACTGATTGCGTTGTCAATTTGACCGCTCTGTCTGTGAATGATTGCTCCTTGCTCACCAGCAGTTTGAACAAACAAAGGCTTTTCAAACTGTGCAGCCAGTGTCGTTTTACCTTCACCTACTTCTGAGTAGAACATGATGAAGTGTCCGTACTGCACCTCGGTTTCAGTGAGGTCTCCAAAGCAATCGTCCGCTGTAATCGCGGGTTTCTTGGCGGTAGGTCTGGCTGGCTTTTGTGGAGCCTTTCTTGTTGGTGGTCTTTTCTTAGGGGTGGGTGGCATAAGTCATCTCCTCGGTCTAAGGCCTCTAGTGGTTCCCGTCAAACGGTACTCCCTGAACCTTTCAGGGGTTCCTTTCAGGAATGGGTCATACAGCCCGTAAGGTTGCATCCAGTGATATTTATTGACCAACTTAGTTCTGTCGGCTGCGGTCATGTATTCGTACCAATCAAGAAACGACTCTAAAATTGGAAACAAGCATTCTCTACAGAAGCGTCCGAATCGCTCTTTATCGGGTCTGGCTAGGTAGCGATAAAAGTGGTACTCGCGATCCGTGTCAATGGCTTCGCCGAGACGTTTGATATAGTCGTCGTCAGACTCGTTGGCCTTCTTCCTTGGTCCCCTGTAACCAAACCCGCATGGTCGTCGTATGTGTTGATACCACACGTACTGAGGCAATTCTCCCGTCGCTGCTCTTTGCAGAAGGCAGTAAGTATTGAACTGTAGATCAAGGTCAATGTTATCGACAATGGCTTGATCGTCCCACTCTCCACGGCACTTGTTTTCCATGATAATACCATCGCCTTCACCGTCGATGTA